TTACCCTCTCGCTTAGTAGTGTTGTTCTCTACGTCTAATACTGTTCTCATCATCTCTCCTATGCTGTGTACTGTGCTATGTCGCCGTCCAGTTCACAAGTAATACGTCCATGCCAACCGCCATCTAGTTTGTTCTTAGCGATAGTAAGGTATCGTGTCAAGTCTTCTTCTTCATCCACGCCCTCAACTTGTCTGTTCTTAGAGATAAGCACCATCAAGTCTGCCTCAGCTGCCTTGCCTGTCTTACTGCCCTCCATCATAGACATGTTAGGTTGTACTACACCCTCAGCATCAGCACTAAGTTGTGACATCCAGATCACGGCACAGTTGTAAATCTTAGCGATGTTACGTGCATGGATAGCTGCATCCTTTAGGTACACGTCAGACTTGTCAGAGGTACGGCTAGCGAACTTGTCACCCATGTCTAGCACTACGATGTCTGGCTTGTAGCTCTTAACTACAGCCTCAACCCATGCCATGTCTTTACCTGTGCTATCCTTGAGTTGGATCTGTTGTTTGACCTTAGTGTAGCGTGACAGGGCCAGTGCTTTGTTCTCAGTGATCTGCTTGATGTTCATACCTGAGGAGGCTTGAACGTACCGGGCAGCTACACGCACTGCCTTCTCCTCATTAGTCAGGATCAAACACCTAGCACCCTGATGAGCGAACCCATTAGGCGCCGCAATGAGGGACGCATGGAAGGTAGTCTTACCTGTGTTAGGCCGTGCGCCTACCATAACTAAGTGACCACCACTGATACCCTCGACACGATCACGTAAGCTAGGGATGTTCATCTTCCATTGTGTCTCAATCTGGATACCCTCAAGGATAGTGTCCAACTCAATGTCCTCGAACTGGATGTTGAGGTTAGGTGTGAAGTCATCCTTGTAATCCTCGACTAGCTTGCGTAGCTTCTCTAGGTTGTTCTCCTCTCCGTTAACATAGTTAAACCCTAGGTTAGTTACCAACTCACCCACGTGTTGCTGGAACAAGCGAGACAGTACCTCAGTAGCAATCTCCTCATGCATAGGTGACTCACCCTCAATGCGCTTGAACAGGTGAGAGTATGCTTCCTTGTTAGCTGTAGTCATAGTACGGTTAGCTGTAAAGAACAACGCCTCTAACTCAGAGGGTGTGATGCTCTTATCGTACAACACCATAGCCTGATCTAAGGCTTGCTTAATCTTACGCATGTCCTTGGTGAACAGCGCATCAGGGCAACGCATACCCTTATGATTATCGTAGAACTCTTTGTTCATTAGGTTACGTAGTAGTGCAGTCTCTGTCATACTATTCGCCCTCTCTTGGTCCGTAACGAAGTAACTCGTATATAGATACGATAGCTGCCAAGGGCCAACCCAATGAGAACCATATGTGTGCGGTAGGTCTTTCGGGATCAGCTGGATCTGTTACGTTAAGCATAAGGATAGCACCCAATGCATACATAGTTGCGGCTCCATATAGATACTCTATCATCGTTTGTCCTTTATAGGTTCTAATCTCCACATGCCTTCTGTTTGATCTAGTGAAGTGATTAAGTCTAGTAGCTGTTGATATGATATTACAATAAGCTGGTAGCTTTTGTAGGACTCATCGTACTGCCTGAGGTATACCGTACCCTCATCTGCAAGCACAACCTCCAAGTCCTCATACTCATCACGCTCATCCATACTAGTAACGATAGCAATGTCATGCTCAAACTCAACGCTGTACATCTGGCTGCTCCGCTACAAGTATGTTGACGTGGGCTACGTTACCATCAACACGGGTGATAACATAGTCAAGCCCTGCCTTGGTAAGTAACAATCTTAGTTGACCTACAGGTATCATAGCTTCTCCTCTCCATTAAGTTGATTGATACGCATCTGACAATAGCGTTGGACTTTCTCTAAGTCAATGATCTCACTCTCTACCTGCGTCTTACCCTCATACATCTTGTACCCTGCACGACTGGCATACTTAACGATGTTGCCACGCCAGAACTCAAAGCCATTACGCATGATGTATGTGATAGGCTCAATGGCCCACCGTGCGTAGTGCTTAGGCTCATTCACGATGTCTGCTGCATGTTCAGCCAATACACTCTCCTTAAAGTCTTCACGTTCTTTTATTAGGCGATTCCATTCACTCTTTATCATTACTATTCACTCCATTCTTTGCGTCTCGTTCCTGTGCAGCCTTACGTTCCTCTGGTGTCATAGGTCTGATGTCACTAAAGTCTGCCTCTAAGGGCCATTCATTGTCTGTCACGGAGTACATCCTCATACTTGTTGAACAGCTGTTCAAACTTCCAATGGTAAAGCTGTTGCATACCCATCAAGGTGTTCATCATTTCATCGTGAGTAGGCTCACGCTCACCATCACCGATCTGTCTGAAGACAACCTGTAAGTCCTCGCATACATGCCAGCAGTCCATAATCATTGGCTCTAAGTCATATAGTTTAGTCATCATCATCCTCCGTTAGTGCATCCCAGCTAACAGGGAATAGTTCAATCATCTTGTGGTCAATCTGTCGTGCTACCTCTCGTGTCTCTGCCTGTGTGTCATCCTTGCAACGCAGGTTACACATGTCAGCGAAGGCATCAAGGCTACCTGACCAGTACCACTCTGTCATAGTAGACTGTGGAAGTTCCATACGGGCTTGCTCAGGTGCTACACCGTGAGCTAGTAGGTCTTTGTAGGCTTTAAGTGCCGCCCAGCCTGAGCTTCCCCAGTCACCCACATTTACTACACCCTCAGAGCCTTGCTTCTTATCTGCACTGCGTCCACGCCATACGTCAGGTGTGTAGAACTCAGGTTCATCATCAACGTAACGACGACTGATCTCGTTCCAGCGTAGGAACTTATGCTTGACTAGCTGTCGTGCTACAAAGATTGGAGCCTTAACGTGGAAGCTTGCAAAGCAATGTCCGAATGGACTGATGTGCTTGTGCTTGGCAAGGTAACGAATGAGCTTATCATCTTTAGCCTTGAGCTTAGGTGGCCCCCAAGGATCGTCTTCCATCTCAGAAGTCTTACCGAAGCTGACCCGGGCAGCGTTAGCTACAGTAAGGTCAGTACCCATGTGGTCTATGTAAGTTACTTTAATTGACATCAGGGTCTACCTCTCAGTGCCTTTGGTTTCTTTGGGGTTGTTCTTAGAGAAGTTTTCTTTTCAATCATGTAAGCTTTGGTAAGTTCGCTGCCCCTTACCCAAGTATGAAAAACCTTATCATCTTTTATTTTAGGATACTCTGTTGCGACACTATGCATCTACCTGTACTCCAATACATTCTACTGTCTCATTCTTAGCGTTGACCATAACTGCTGCATCTCTTAGCCCAGTCTTACATGAGGTCTCATTGTCATACGTACCCAAGTGGTAGTACCTAACGCCGTTCTCTGGTACTAAGACAAACCATATTAGTAACCACACTGTATTCATACTACCATCTCCTTAAGTCTAATTATATCTTCATGTACACCATACTTGATGTCATCGTCAAGTAGTAAAGCCTTGGTGGGTAACCCTGTCCAAAGCTCTACCTCTCGTTTGTATTGCAAGGTCTTGTGTGCAGCGTCCCTGTCTAACGCTACGATGACCCTATCGAATTGTCCTAACTGTTGCATAATTGACACACCTATAGATGTACCTAAGATAGCAAACCCTACTGCGCTGGGCATAAAGTGTGATACTTTTATCGCACTGATTACATCCTCAACTACCACAGCTACGTTAGCAGTAGAGTTAGTACGCTTGATGAAGTAGTCAGCGTTGCCACTGTAGCGATACCACTTAGGTATAGCACCGTCAAGCGCACGGCCTACAGCGTCAATGAGTTTACCTTTGTAGTGTATAGGAAACACAGCACGTCTATCCTTCACATCGTACATCAAACCCTCATGTTGTAGGTCATACCGCTCAATGAAGGGCTGTAACAATACGTGATCTGATGTAGGTTGTACTACATATTCTGGATAAACTAGTGCTTGTATCTCTTTGTTCTTACTAGGTTCTGTCTTACTCATGCGTAACTTAATCTCTGCAGCTGTCATGTTAGTACTGTATGCGCCACGCAAACCACAGCTTAACTTGAAGCAGTTGTACACATAGTCACCGCCATCCTTGAAGCAAGAGAAGGTATTACGTGAGCGACACGATGGGCAGTCGGTACGTACTGAGTCGCCATCACGTATGTCTAGTGTGTCTAGGTAATCACGTATGTTCATTTGTACCTCTCGCTTACTTGGTGTCCCTCTTCAAAGGTTACAATACGATGGCATATAGCACAGAGTACGTCACACTTTTTCAGTTCTTCTTTTAATTTTACCTTACTCTTTGCAGAGTTACGTAGGCTGACTGTTACTGCTTGAGTACTTATGTTCATAATCTTGTCACGAGGTGACCTGTGGTTGAACTCTAAGGCTGCATGATGTTCATTGTAACCACATTTAATGCACCCCGTAAGGGTTTTTAAGCGGCGTAGTACAGACTTACCATATTGTTTTCTCTTTCTTAGATTTTCGCTGTTAAGCATTATCATTACCTCTTCTCTTTGACAGTGCAGCTGATGCACCACTGAATGTGTTGACCAGGTAAGGCTTAACACTGTTAGGACTCTGGTGTCCACTCACCTGCATAATACCTACAAGATCCACCCCTGCCTCAGCCATCTCAGTGATAGCGGTACGGCGTAGGTCTCTGGCTTGTAGCTTAGGGTCAATGCCAGCCTTAGCTTTGATGTTGTTGACCTGAGTGTGGATCTCAATGGCAGTGTAAGGGCTGTACCCACTGTGGTTAGGCTTAACCCGTGGCGCTACATAATCTTGGAAGCCAA